GGCGACTGTGGCGGTACCGGACGCGAGCGTCGCCTCGGCATCCGTCGCGTAGGTCACGTTATCCGACCGGCGCAGGCGTGTTCCCGCCGGCACAACTGTGCCGCTGGTACCGGTGATCGTGACGTTGCCCTGGGCAAACGCGGCCGGCGTGCGCGCAATGCCCCAGATCGACGCGTGGCGGTCGAGGATCTCCGCCTCGGCCGTGTCGGGAAGGATCTGCTTCGACGTCCAATTGACGAAGTCGTAGAGGCCGTCGAGGCCGGCGGCTTCGACGCGGGCCAGCACATTCAAGTTCGAGTTCCGGAGGCGCGCGTCGGCGCCGGGCAGCCGCGCCTCGATGTCGGTCTCGGCGGCGTCGATCAGATCCGGAAGTGTGGGGCGGTTGTACGGCATCAGGCGTCCTCGTTCTCTATCGGCGGCAGCGGCAGGGTTTTGCCGGCATGCTCGTGCGTGCAGTCGCCAAGGAAGCGTATCTGTCCGTCCGTGACGAACGAGTGGCAGACCAGTTTCACGCGCTCCAGTTTCTCACCGGCCATGATCCGCTCGGCTTCCTCGTCGGTGATGCGCCGGGTACCGCGGACGAGGATCGACGGCTTGAAGGTCGGGCAGACCATGTCGCGGTTCCATTCCCAGCGCGGGCGCTCCGGGCGGTCTACATTGACCTCGTGTGCTAGGCCGCAGCCGGGGCAGCCGAACATCAGCTTCCCGTCCCGGCAGCGCTCTACGACGTTCGGCCCGCTCATGCCGCACTCCTTTCCTGCCCTTGCCAGGTGTAGTCGTATCGAAAGCCGACCGCGTCGGCGTCGGGTCGGTAAATCGTGATCCCGAAACCCAGCACGCCGGCGCGCACGATCTCGGCCTCGACGTCGACGCGCTCGCAGATCCCGTCCTCGATCATCCAGGCGAGGGCTTCGGCACAGTAAGTCCGGGCGCGCTCCACGACGGCTTGCGTTTGCTTTTCGCGTGAGAGCAGCCAGAGACGCGAGCCGATGCGCGCGCCGTCGACCGGGCGGCCGTTCACGATCGGCGGCGCGACATCGCCCCACCAACCACGGCGGTCCGTCGCCTCGGCCGGCAATTTGTCATCCGGCTCGGCGCGGCGGTCGGTAAACAGTGAAATGACGACGGCGGTCTCCAGTCCGTTTTCCGCCAGCAAAGCGCCGGCATCGAGCGCCAGATCGGACACCATGCGTTCGCCGACGAACACGGCCTTGATATCGGTCATGACGGGATCTCCGGCGAGGCGATCGAATACGTGGTGCCGGCAACGGCGCCGGTCGTGTAATTGTCCTGATAGTCCGGATAGAGCACGAAGCCGTGACCGGCGCATTCAACGATGGTCTTCGTGGAACTGGTCAGTCGAGCGATGTCGCCTTCGATCCGCGCCTCGCCGCCGACGATGACATCGGCGTCACCTTCGATCGCAATCCGGGCGTCGCCAGGCGCACGGCAGTCGATATCACCGTTGGCGCGCATGATCAGGTAGTTCTCGCCGGATGAATACATGGCAACGTCGCCCTCGTTCTCCAGCTTCAGACGATAGCGTCGATCATCGACGGCGATCACCACGGTGTTGGTGCGGTTGCCGCCGAGCGAAACGAGCACCGCCTCGGCGCCCTTATGCGGGTGCGAGCTAAAGCCGTACTCCTGAAACCGTTCACGGAGATCCATGACCTCGTCGGCGAGCGCCTTCAGCTGCAGACGCTGCAGGCCGGTGCCGTCGTCAATCGAAGCGATGACGGCGCGGCCGATCATCAGCCGGATACCTCTCTGGAGTTTCTCAAGGAGCGCCTTCATGGTCACCAGCCCCACTCGGTTTCTTCGCTCTCACCGATGGCGAGGCCGGTGAACGCGGCCGGGTCGGCGAGTGTTAGCTCGGCGGTGGTGCCGTCCTGTTCGTTCTTCTTGCCGGTGACGGCTGTGATGAGCATCTCGGTGGAGAGGTTGAGTTTTGGCATCTCGCAATCGACCAGCGTCAACGGCAGCCACAGCCCACCTTGATGCCGCCACCCCTGCACAATGGCTGTGGCGCGGCGGGCACGCCCCTTGCGGACGGATGCCTCCCACTTGGCGCGTCGTTCGCAGGCGCCGGCGTCGACGGATTCCTCGGCCAGGATGATCGTCGGCCGGTATCTCGAAATGCCCGGATCGGAGGCCTCGCCCTTGGGGCTTGCCGCTTCCTCGCCGGAACCGAATTCGAAACCGCCATCCTGCCCCTTGACCGTATAGGTGCCGAAGCGTTGCGAACTGCTGAAGCGCGCCTTGACGGACATCACATTGCCGTCTTCGCCTTGGCGCAGCGTGGCGCCGCTCCGGGTCGCTCGGGCCGCGCTGGTAAGTAAGAGTGCGCCCGCCGGCGTCGACGTCGGCAGGATGCCCTTGATCCGGCACAGCCGCTCGATGGCGGCGAAGGCGGTCTCGCTTTCCTCCAGCTTGAAACGGCGGATGGTCTCGCGGGCCTCGGCGGCCTCGGCTTGTACGGAGATCCCGAACGGCCGGCAGATGTCCTCGGCGATGCTGAATAGCGGTTGATCGGTCCATTCACCGCCGGCGTGGATCGCGGCGCAGTCGACCAGGTCGCCGGTCTTGTCGCGGCCGACAGCCGAGATCGTGTGATCGGAAGCCCCGAGATCGAGATCTACGTCATCGAGCCAGCCGGTCACCAGCGTGTCGCCGCCTTCGGTCAAGCGGCAGGCCTGACCGGGCAGGACGGCGCGGGCGCTCTCGATGCCGGGCCAGCGGTCGGTCAGCTGCAGCTCGAAGGTGCCGGCCATGCGCTCGATGTCGCGCGTCCAGGACACCTCGGTCCAGCCGCTGTAGATATTGCCGTCGATATGGAGTTCCGGCGTGACGTCAGACATTGCCGAGTACCTCCATCACATCGCCGGCCGGCACGAAGCCCGGATGCCGCAGCCGGTTGCGCTGCGCGATCTGTCCGGCACGGGTGATGACGCCCTCGACGTCGTCGCCATAAAGATCATAGGCGTGCACGATCGACGGTCTGGTCATCGCCGGCGTGACGCGGATCAGACGCGGTAGTGCCGGTGCCGTTGCCGATACGTGCCGGGCGACGGCCGCAAGCCCGGCCGAGAGGGTGCGCGCCACACTGTACGGGGCGATAAGCGATTGACGGTCGACCTCGGCCGCGATCGCATCGCGCGCGGTGTAAGCATCCGCCGTCGTTTCGAACGTGGTGCCGGGCAGGCTGCGTATGGCACCGGAAAGCGATACCCCGCCGAGCAGGTCGACGAGCGCCTGGCGGTTGTTCTTTTGCAGAAGCCGCGACGGCGTCGTCGCCGCGACGGTTGCGAGGCCGAAGCCGTCCGAGGCCAGCTTCAGCATCGGCGAGACACCGGACATGCTTCCCAACGTCGTCGATAACCTGGTCGCGAGCTGCGACGGGTTACGGATCAGGGTTGCCGCGTTGGTGCGGATATCGGCGATCGCAAAAGCAAGGTCCGCGACATCGCCGGCGGCATTAACCGCATCACCCAGCGTCAGATCGGTTGTATCGAGAACGGCGCCGAGATCCTCTTCGGCGCTGTCGGCGATCCAGCCTGGTTGTCCTTCGACGCTGAACGACGCGCCGAAATTGGCGATTGCCGCCGCATCGATCTCGGCGGCGCGGGTGCCGACGAGCGAGGCGGTGTCGACGCGCGAGGACGGGTTGCGGTTCGGCCCGGCGCGTTCGAAGCGCAGATTGAAGCGCACCATGCCGCCTTCGCGCGTCGTGATCGTTTCGCTGGCGGTCAGGAACACGACGGTGATTTCGCCGTAATACGGATGCACGAGGGTGCCGGCGCCTTTCTTCAGGAGCGCGTCGCGCAGCCGGTCGGCCTTGGCCATGTGGTCCGGCTCCAGGACATAGGCGTTGATCCGGATCGCATCGGCGTCGGCGCCGAGGTCTTCGTGATACGGATCATTCTTGCCCGGATACTTGTGGGTCTTAACCCGCCGGCCGAAATCCCGGCCGAGATCCTCGTAGTGGAACTCAACGCCCCTGAAGGACGCCGGGCGAAGGTTGTCGCGCCAGCTCATGGTGCTATGCTCCCCGGAATGAGGAGATACACGCCATGTTGAAACGCTTCACGCTTGCCGTTCTGTTTTGCCTGGCGGCCGCCGCGGCCAGCGCCGAAACCCGAGACGGTCTTATGAAGGCCCTTGAGATGTGGGCGCCGATCGACGCCCGCGTTGCCGGAGAGCGCGCCGAGATTGTTCTGCCGCAGAACCGGGTCACCGACCGGATGTATATTAGCGTCATCACCGCCGGCGTCTGCATGGGACAGATTACGCGCCCGGACGTTCTGGACGGTGTTGCGGAGATCGCCGTCCTGAACAAGCACGCACGTCAAGGCTACGTTCTTGAGGGCGGCAAGGATCTTTGCAAACGGCTCAACGGCGCGCCGATCGGCAAATCCAAGGATCTGATGGTTCTCGGTAGCACGCATCTGCATTAACCGCCTTCCATCACGAGACCGGTGTCAACCGTCAGCCCGACATCCTTATTGCTCGATTTCAACCCGCGCACGCGCGGCCGCCCCTCGCTGTCGATCCGGATGTTGATCTCGCCGCCGACCGTGCTGCGACCGCCGCCAATGCCATTTGGAAATGCGGAAGCACCCGCCGCCGGTGGCCGATCATCTCCCAAGCCAAAAAAGCCCCTGACGCCGCTAGGCACCAGATCTGTGATCGCGCCTAAGCCGTTTCGGATGGCCTCAAGCGCGCTTGTGAAATTGGAAACGACCCCATCCCATAGATCTGAGAAGAACGCGCTGATTGGCTCCCAATTGGCATAGATTAGGTAAGCTGCAGCGGCGAGGGCTGCTATAGCCGCCATAATCCAACCGATCGGCGTCGCCATCAGAGCGGCCCCAAAGGTCGTGACCGCCCCTGACATCGCGGCAAATCCGCCTGTCAACGCCGTGAAGAACGCCCCCAAAGCGGCGCCGCCGACGACGAGACCGTTTATGGCCAATCCCAATGAGCCGATCGCGATGATCAGCGGCGCAATCAAAGCGGCGATGCCGGCGATAATCGTGCCCCATTTGAGCGCTGTCTGAGAGGATTCCGAGAGGCCCTGTACCCAGTCCGTCATGTTGCGCACCGCGTCCGTAAACCACTGCAAAAGTCCGCTGTCGGCAATCGCCAGCTGTAGGCCTTCGAAGGCCGACGCCAGCCTCCGGACTTCACCCGCGGCGCCCTTCATCTGCGCGTCGGCAACGCGCTTCGCCGTGCCGCCGGCTTCCTGCAGCTTTGCCGTGAGTTCGGCGACGGCAGATGATCCCTGTGACAAGACGGCGGTCATCGCCGGGCCGGCACGCTCGCCGAAAATTTCCAGCAAGTCGGCAGCGCCGGCGCCCTTGACCTCCAGAACTTTAATGATCTCAGTCAGCGATTTCAGTTGCCCGGCTGAATCCATGATATCGGCCTTGCGAATGCCAAGGCGGGCAAGCGCCCTCTGAGCATCCTTCGCGGGGTTGGACAGTTTCGATAGCGTTCCTCGCAGCGCAGTACCGGCAAGCGACGCCTGGAAGCCCGCATTCCCCATAATGCCGATAACGGCAGCCGTCTCTTCGAAGTCAAGGTTCATGCCCTTAGCGACCGGACCGGCAATTTTCATCGCCTCGGCAAATTGCGTCAGATCCGTGTTCGCACTGGTGAAGGCTTTGACGAGAACGTCGTTGATGCGGGTAAGCTGCTCCGCCTCAAAGCCATACCCTGTCATGACGTTGGAGACGATATCCGCCGCCTGGGCAAGGTCCATGTTTGCAGCTGCCGCAAGCTGCAGCGTTCCCGGCATCGAGCCGATAATCTTTTCGGTGTTAAAGCCGGCCATCGCCAGAAAGCTCATCGCTTCCGCCGCCTGGGAAGCTGAGTATTGTGTGGTGCGGCCGAGTTCACGTGCCTGAGCCTCCAAGCTTTTCAGATCCTGTCCCGTTGCATTCGTGAGGACACCGACCTTGTTCATCGCGGCCTCGAAGTTCGCGGCCGAACGCAAGGTCAGGCCACCGAAGGCGACGATCGGCGCTGTTACGCGGAGTGCCATAGACTTGCCAAAATCGTTCACGTTTTTGGAAGCGTCCCGGAAGCCCTTCATGCTCTCCTGCGCTTTTTTCCCGGCGGCGACCATTTCACCCGTAGCACGCTTGAAATTGGTGACGGCCCCGCGCATGGGGCCCGTCATCCGGTCGATCGCCTGGAGAAGAATGCTAGCTTTGAGATCGCTCATGAATTGCCCTCAGTTGCATGTGCCAGAAATCAAGATCGTCGAGTGTCAGATTCCAAAGCTCGTCGAGGCCGAAGCCGTACCCGAAAGCGACCTCAGCTAGTTTGGTTTCCCAGCCGCGCCCGACGCCGGACGCTTTGGAAAAAAAGCGCTGAACGCCTCGCCGATGGCTTCGAAGTCGCCGGCGTCGATCTCGCCGGCGGCGCTCGGCGGTATCTCCGCCAGGCGCGCCACCAGCTCGATCATCAGATCGCCGGTGATGTTGTCCATGCTGATCCCCTTCAGATCCTTCAGGCGCGGACGGCGCAGCGTCAGCTCGCTGACTTCTGCACCGTGCGCCTCGATCGGGTGGGAGAGCTTGATGACAACTTCCCCGGCCATCAGACCTTCTCCAGCTTGTGGCGGCTCTCGAAGGTGACGGCAATCTCGCCGGCCTCGGTGGTCGCGTCGCCGTCGCCGGTGAACGAGCCTTCGCGCATGACCCACGTCTTGCCGTTCTGAAGCTCCAGCGTGAGCGTGGCGCCCTGCAGCTGCGTGAGGGCGTCCATGTCCTCTTCCTCGACGTCGGTGATCACGCCTTCGAGTTTGGACGGCTGCCACATGGACGTGATGCCATGCTGCTGCTGTTCTTGTTTCGGGTTGCCGATGTTGAAGGTCCAGTTGCCCTTCGCCGCGACCTGCCGGCCGTCGATCTGTACGTAAACTGTTCCGCCTACGGGTTTCATTTTGAACTCTCCTTTTTAGAGGACGAATTGGACGTTGCCCGCGAGAACGCGGAACTGGTTGATGATGTTGGGCGGGATCAGTGCGTTGACGCGGTTGACGTCGGTGCTGTCACGCTCGACGATCAGCTCGTCCTTGAACTGATCAATGTCCTCGACCAGGCCGGCTTCCTCCCATTGCTTAAACAGGGCGATAAGCTCGGCGCGGATCGTTTTCGGCGTCACAACCGCTTGGCCGGGGCCATAGCGCGTCCCGTCATTCGCCAACTTGTGGCGCGGGAACTTCTGCAGGATGCGCGCCCGGACGCTGTAGCGCAGGTAGGCGAGCGTCTTCATCGTGTTGAGATCGAGGAACGACGGGTCGGCGACGCTCTGCGCGTTGGTCTGATATGTCGTGATCGCGCGCTCGATCCGGACGATCCCACCGTCGTCGACGGTAAAGGTGGCAATCCCGTCGTGGAGCAGCAGGTTGCGCTCCTGCAGCAAGAAGCGGTCTTCAACCTTCGGCGGGATGATCGACGGCAGCGGCAGCGTCTGCAGCGGCCGGGCCGGATCGATCTTGACGTGGTAAGCTGCGGTGCCGCCGTATGCGCCGGCCCAGGCCCAAGGTCCGGACGGTGCGCTGTCGGCGCCCATGATCGAAAGGTGCGGCGAATTGCGGCCGTTACCGAGCGTGGTCAGCGCCGAGTGCGTACCGCGCGCGCCGGTGTAAGCGAAGCCGTCGCGCATCGTCATCGGGCCGAACTGGGCGGCGAGTTCCGCTTCGAGCGCGGTCAGGTTCGAGGAATCGGTCCAGGGGACGATCCAGTCCGTGTACCACTGATCGCCGAGAACCGCGATCGCATCGGCGATGTCCGGATTGCCGGAACCGGACGACATGGCCCCGAACGTGACCGTGAGGCCGGTCGGCAGCTTTTCATCCGGGTAGTGATTGACGCGAAGATCGATGTCGTTGCCGGCAAGCCCTTTGTGCCTGGCCGTGATGTCTACCTGTTCCGCCGTCGATCCATTGACCGCAGCCGTCACCGGCAGATCCGTCGCGGCCGTGATCGCCGCGACGACCTTGGTGGCGATGTCGCTGCCATCGTCGTCGGCCGCCACGGCGACACGCACGCGCTGGCCGGCAATGTAAAGGTTGAGGGTTCCGGCGGCCGTGGTGCCGTCGCCAAAGGTGACGGTGCCGGATGCTTTAACCCCCGCTTCGGCGTCATCGAGCGCAACCGCCCAGGACTCGGTCCACTTGTTGTTCTTCTTCAGGGCGCGGAACATCAGGTGCAACATCGAGCCGCGACCGAAATACAGCTCGGCGGCATCTTCGCTGAGCACTTGGGTCGGCACGGCCTCGGCGACGGTGCCGGTGCTCAGACGCTGGCCAATGACAAGGATGCGCGACGGCATGCCGGGCAGGCCGCGCGCGGCGTTCGAGTTGTCGATCTCAAGGAACGCGCCCGGCGTGCGGATGTCGATCGGGATGTTGTTGAAGCTGAGAGACATGGATCAGGATTCCTTCTGTTCGGTCTTGGCGGGTTTCTTTTTCGCCGCCGCCTTGATCTCGACGACGTCGCCGCTGCTCAGGCGCCGGCGCCAGTACGGACTGTCATCGACCGTCTTGCCGTCGACCGGCAGCATTTCAAGGGTGACAGGATCGCGAACCACGAGATCCGCGGACGAGGGTTTAAACGTGCGTTTCATCATTCTTGCTCCGGTTCGATGTTGTCTTGGGCGTCGGCCGTAGCGGCCGGCAGATCCGTCGAGACGTTGCCGAACGTCGGCACGTCCCAATCGACGTGAAGTTGGGCGAAATCGTCTAGGTCCGTGGCCGCAGCCTGATAGTCGATAATGAACGTGGTCCGGATCTCGACCGAGTAGACCGAGACCGTCTTCGAGTTGATGAGGGCAACGACGCGGCCCGGTTCGATCGCCCCGATCCCGAGACCGAGATCCTCGCCGACCAGGAGCTGCAGCATGTCGGTCGCCATCTGATAGCTGCCGACGTCGCCGGCGCCGGCGCCGTGACGGGCAGCCTTGTTGTTGCGGCGGTCCTGGTGAAGAACGATGACTGCGTATCCCGCGGTGTATTGCCACTGCTCGCCGCCGAGATGCAGAGCCTCGCGGATACCCGAGAACATCACCAGGACGGCCGGCGAACGTTTGGCAATCTCGGTGACCGGACCTTCCAACTCACCGCCGTATGACTTCACGTCCCTGATCTTGTAGCCGAGCGCCGGCGTGGCGCCGCTCGATGCCGCCGCGATCTTGTCAATCATCGCCTGCTCGATGGTGCCGATCATCTGAGCAGCTCTCCGAGGTAATCTTCAGCGGCAGCCACGATCGCGAACTCGTCGCCGATGCCAATGCCAAGGTATTCGCGTGCCGGCAATTTCGTGGCACCGCCACGGCCGGTTTCACCGCCGAATTGGTGAATGCCGGCGTACACCAGGTTAGATCCCCACTCGGCATAGTCCGGGCCAGCGTCGTGCGTGATCGACGAAAGCAGGATGCCCTTGTCGATCAGTGTCTGTCCGCCTTCGGCCAAAGCGCGCTCGGAGGGTATCCAGGCGACGCCGTCCGGCGACTTGCCACTCTCGAAATTATGCTGGGTCGACGCGACCATGATGCCGCCGATCTCATCGAACAACGGTTCGGCGTCCTCGACGCCGGCAATGATGCCGTTAAGCTTGCGCTCGATGGCGTGAACGCCGTGAACGCTGGATCTGATTTCGAGGGCAGCGCCGGCCATGTCAGAAGCCCCCCATGGTGTCTTCGTTGAAAATTCGACCGGGGCCTTCAACGATGACATCGTCCTTGGCGCCGGTCGGCTCGGCACCGGCGACATCGAGGACAGCGCGCCCGGCAGCAATATCGCGCAGCGCGGCCATGGCGTCTTTGAATGCGGCCGTAACGCGCTCGGGCGGGTCTTCCTTATGTAGATCATAGCGAACCAAATCGCAGGCGATCTTGAGCAGGCGCGCCGGTACCGTGGACAGCGGCAGGTCGTAGCGCCTCGAAATATAACTGTCGATCGTATTGCCGGCATCGGTGATCGCCGCGTCGAGAACGCCGGCATCGGCAACGCCATCGGCGTCCCGATCGGTCAGCTCAAGCATTTCCTCCGCGCCGAAGCGCAAATTCAGATCAGCGGCGGTGCAGTAGTCGGTCACGATGTTACCAGGTTCCTTAAATCAGACGCCCGGCCGAGGTTCGGGACGGCTCCCCTCGACCGGACGATTTCGCCCGTGTGGGCTTTCCTCTTGTGGCTCCCCTTAGCACCCCGCCGGTGCGTCCGGATCAAAGCCCGCTCGCGGTGTATTACTTGCCCTTCGCCTTGGCGGTTTTCGTCTTGGCAACAGGCTTCTTGTTTGCGGTCGGCGCGGTCGGCGTTTCCGGTTCGGTCGGCGTTTCCGGTTCGGTCGGCGTTTCCGGTTCGGTCGGCGTCTCCGGTTCGGTCGGCGTCTCCGGTTC